CCCGCCGCCGCGGCTTCGCGTGCGGCGAATCCCCCCTCCCTTTTTGCCGCCGCCTCTGCAGCCGCTTTTTCAGCCGCCTCTTTCTCTTTGTCTTTATCCATTGCATTCTCCTTATTTGGATTGATTGTTGAATCGACATCAAAGGCAAAATCAAGTACCGCATGTGCGCTGCCGTCATTTGCCGCAAATTTCACATCAGCCAGCCCCTTTACCGCGGGTGGTACGGCTCCTAAAAAGCCGACATGGTTCAGATAATAATGACCGGGTTTCGGATTACCCGGACTGTCCGGTAAAAAAATAGAGGCACTGCGTTTTTTGTAACGCCCTTCATTGACAGCTTCGGCAAATGCTGCCTCTACCTCGCCTGCGTGTGCATAAAGGGTATCTCCCTCAAAACTGGCTTCTTTTACCCAGCCGTAAGCCGGTGCGGTAAGCGTCGGGTGTCCGATAACTAGCGGGGACTCAGACAAGGCGGCGTCATAAACATCTGCAATTTCGTTTAACATTTCCGCCGTAAACGTAATGTCACGACCGTCCATTGCCGTATGCGTGCCGACCTTCATAATCGGCATTTTGGTAAGTTTCATGTATTTTGCGCCTCTTGCTTTATTTGTGATCACATTATGGCAAGAGAGCGCCGAGCGGTAATTGAGACACCGTTAGAATGTTATTTTTTAAAAGGGAATATGGATGGCGGATAAAAAAGGATAAGGATTTGCGATTTAAGGCGTTTATGAACGTTTATAAACACCCTAAAACCGATTAGGGCAATAACTCATCATCTGAAATAATAAAACGGCTATATGCGCGTTTTAGAGGCTTAATGCAATTTTGAGATGATCTTTAACGGTATTGATAATGTCCCGTTCGTCATTTGACCCTATACCCAACCAAGGACGGGCGGGGATGGTCACGCTTTTGGCAGGACGTCCGCCAACATTTAATGCCTTGGCATTTTGGGGGCGGATAGTACCGCCAAATTGATGGATGGCGGCATAGACACGATTTGAGCCGAATTCCAGTCCGTCTTGCGTCGTATTATAACTGAGCGTTTGGCTTAAATCCCCGCACAGGGTTAAGATTTTATCCTGATTTTGCGACTTTTGGTCTCGATACCAAGCAGACAGCGGTGCCCAAGGTTGTCCGTCAGGCGATACTTGTCGGGCAAAGCGGTCGCGATGAATTTTAATTAAGGTTTCACCGACCTGTTTAAACAATAACTGCGGGTGGTTCAGTTGCGCCACCGCTTGACCGATGATTTGTTGCAGTTCGGCCATATCAATTTCAACGCTGATGCCGTTCATTTTACTAAACCTCTCTTGGGTGTAACATAATGGCGTGGCAATATCGCCACGTTTTTAAAAAGGAAAATTTATGTCAAATGAATCTCAATTGCTTGAGGATATTTTAGTTAGTCAAGTCTTATTGTTAGCCGACAAAATCAAAGCGAACAAACTCCAAAAAGGCATCAGGACTACATCCAACTGCTACCTTGATGCCGTGCGCGAAATCAATCAACAACGCTCTGCCATTCTTCAACTCGTTGCTGAAGAATGTCGTCGTTAATGTTTATGGATTGTAAGTCGTTAAGTTGAATTTTCATCAACTCTAACACTTGATGCGCCTCACGCAATCTTAAGCCTTGGAGTTGCTGCAACAATTCCAAGGCTTTTAACATCAATTCTTTTTCAGTCTTTTCCGCATTACTCATTTCTTTCTCCTGTTATTGATTTGTGTAAAAATTAAGCGTATATTGAAATTGTGGCGGGGGTTTCCTACTGGAAAGGTTGCTTGGCATCATGCCCGCATTATCCTGTTCGAATCAGGCAAACCGCCACAACACTTATAACGTCCCCCATAAAATTTCAAAACGCCCCAAACCTGAAAAATCAGTCATTAAGCTTCCCGTTCTAACAACGTTCACTTTCGCTTTTTCTTTCTTGCCCGTTTTCGGGTTACGCAACCTGACCTCATAATTCACTTTGACCGCCACTTTGCCTTGTGCGGTTTTATATACAAACAACAAGGTCGGTAAGGCTTGGTCGGTTTCCAGCAAAATCGCATCGGGTTTGGTGAGGTGTTGCGGCAACTGCTGCCAAAACTCCACAGGCAGACCGATATTGGCATTGGCTTTATGGTCGCGCAGGGCGTGTAAAATATCTTCCCCACGCATGGCCATCACCGCACTTTGCGGGGCAAGCTCTTTCACCTCCAGTTTTGAGATCACTTCGGGCGGAATAACACCGACGTAATTAAACTCACCCGCCGCTTGCTTGGACGCATTGATTTTATCAACTACCTGCTTAAAGTTTTCAGTCAAAAGCCGCATGGCACCGGGATAACTTAACACGTTTAACACGGCGGTTGCCGCCGTTTGTGGCGGGGCAGTCACCATTTTTTGAAACAGCACTTTATCTACTGACGCCAAGCGGTCTTGGTTGAGGTTGTCAAAATCCGTCGGTTCAAACCCCGGATCGTAACCTTTCGGCAAGCGAATTGTGCGCAGGTTACCGCTACGTTGTCCGATGATTTTGTCCTCCCACTCAATGGCAGGAGCTATATCGGGCTTGCGCCCCATCCGCGCCAATTCCGCTTCGCTTAAGGCGGTGACGGTACAATGACAACCATAGGCTTTAATCGGATAATGATAACGCCACCAGGGATCGTCACAATGGATTATCAGCCCGTCCCACGCTTGATGTTCGGGTCTCGGGTGCAAATTATCGTGGTGATGGTATTGCCAATAGGGCATAAACCGTTTTAGGGCTAACTGCTGTGTCAGTCGCCCGCGATTGTAAGAGGCGTACAAGTTAGTGTCGTAGATAATCCGCGCCCGCCAGTTCAACCCGCCGTTAAACGCCCAGTTATACTGCGCGGCAAGCTCGGCAAATTGTGTTTTAAACTGCTCAAACGGTAATCCGTCGGCAATCACTTTATCAACTAACCGGCGTAAATCAGCGACCATGTCATTACGGTGCGCGCCTGCAACCATAAACAGGTAGTCGTGCTCTTCGCCCCATACGTCCTGATAACTGTTTGTGGCAACATTTAACTTTTTGCGGAAATAGTCTACCTGTTGCTCGAATTTCATGATCTCGCCTCGTCTGTAGTTTTGTCGTGCGCTTGCACCACATCATACCGGCCGCGATAAAACGCCGCTTGTGAAGCAAGTGCCAATAGCTCACCGTACTGAGCAAAATCCAAGTGCGGAATTAGGCTATCCAAACGAGTCTGAAATCCTTCATAACTATCCGATTGCAGCAACTCATCACGAACTTTAGTCAACCAGTCATCAAAATACGGCTCATCCTCCGCCTCTAATTGGTCAATAATGCTACTAACCTCGTCTTTATGCGGAAACCCTGCAAAATCGACGGAATTTTTGATCGCACTTTTCTTATCCGGCTCAGACTGTGGTTCGCCGGGTGCATAATGGCTTTCCGCCTGCTCCCACTCTCCGCCAAAATCGCTTTCCAATTGTGCCAAGGTCGGGCGATAACCGGTGGTTTCATAAATGGTTTTATTACGGTTGGCTTTATCGGTCAAATCCTCTTGCTCGTCAAACACACGATATACGCGCGGCGGATTGGCGTTGGCGAAATTCATCATAGTCAGCCATTTTACCGGGCCGCGGTTAAAGGATTCGCAAATCACATCGGAGTCCGCCTTAACGATGGCTTTCAACACCTGCTCCTGCAAATCGTCGTTACCCAGTCTGCCCGGCGTACCGCCCGAGCTTGAGGTTTGCCCTAACACCACACGGCGGATGGATTCATTCATGGTATCCCACAATGATTTGTAATCCCCTGTACCGCTACGGGATGCTTCCAACAGCTCTATCGGCATACCGTCCGGCACGATAATGCCGCTGTCCACCTGGATGGCTTGGGTAGCTTGCAGTAATTTTGCCTGCTCGGTCGGCGAGGCGTTCTTACCGTAGCGTCCAACCGCTGTCGGCATGCCGAATTTCTCCAAAAATATCAACCAAAATTTTACTCCGTTGCGCTTAAACATTGACGGCCAGTACAGCCAGTGCGCCAGTCCAATACCATAGGGTGCGTCATCATGATCGGCTCCGGTACAAAAGTGCCAAAAATACGGCGCGGGGCATTCAATGCCGGTGCTTTGATTGTCACGCACTAAAAGACGTAATTCACCTTGCGGCGTAAAGCGAAAGCGACGGCGGTTACGCACTTTGATATCGGCAACATACTTCCCGTCCTCTATGCGGTAAACCAATTCGGCTACCGCATAACCGTAAAACACGCCATAGTGCATCAACCCGCTAATGCGATCAAATCCGACGTTATTGAGCCATCCTCGAATAAACTCCGCCGCCTCAACGTCTTGCGGGCTGTCGCTTGCCGCGTCCACTTTCCATTCGCGCGCAATCATGGCATTACGCCGCTGTTGTAATGTCGAGCTTACCTCTTCATCCGACAACACCTGCTCGTATAATTTTAAATCACCAAACCCGCGACCACGCAATACCGTATCTTCAGGGTAAGCGAGCGAGCCGACATACCCTTTGGTGATATCCTGCCCGTCACCGCTGGCAGCGATTTCGCGGTTTAATTCGGGAGCTTTGTTTTTGCGTACAAACCAATCTTTAACTGTTTTTCCAACTGCTGTTAAATCCATTACATATACCCTCTAAAATCATTGCGCCCACGCACACTGCCAAAACCATGCCCGGTTAATTGTGTGGCATCATCGAACAAATCGGTACTTTCCCGTCTGCCTGCCGACTGAAAATCAATATCAAACCCCTCGTCGGTGCGGTAAGCGTAGTACATTAATAAATAGGCAATACCGGCGTCACCATGGCGTTGCGTACCGCTTTTGCCTGTGGTGCGCTTATCCGGAATACGCGGCACGCCACGTACGACTTCAAAGGCGCGTAAGTCCGCCAAAATATCCGCATCTAACGGTAAATCGTATAAGGTGTCGTCTTCCAATGCCGCTTTAAACGGTGCAGTGTGTTCGCGATACCAGTTTTCACTAAGCATTACCGCCTCCACAATTGCCCCATAACGGTCGACGGCGGCTTCCGCCAAATACTGCCCGTTACCGCGAGCATCATTGGCGGCTTTGGCAAAGCGTGGCAGACGGTCGCCGATGTAAAAATAAATCTGCTCTTGCTGTTTAAAAGGCAGATTGGAGAGCTCTATCAAAATGACATTTTTAAGCCGTAAATCTTGCTGTTCTTGTGCTATTGCAATGACCGACAAGTCACCGCTGCGGGCAAAGTCCATTCCTAAAAACGTGCGGTATTTTTTCGGTAAGACCTGCAATAACGGTAACAGCGTTTCTTCGCACCAACCTTCAATCTCGGCGGCACGTACCGGCTCGGGCAGCTGCGAGAACTCATCTCTTTTGGCAAGCTGGATACGTGGCGTGGCTTGATTCATCCGACTTTCGATTAACGCTCGGGTCAGCCATGCCCCACCCGAATTCCGCGGAATACAATCCAACTCTTCCGAGGCGGCATCGCCATAAAAGGCGCGTATATCGGCTACCCAAGCGTCTTCTTTGGCCTGTGTCCATTTCTGTTTCTGACGCAGACAAATACGCTTAAACAATCCTTGCTCAATCGCATCATCAAAGGTGATGGTATGTAAACTGTATGGCTTTTTACCGGAGCGTACATCGGTGACCAACTCGTTAAACGGGTTGTCCACACCGTCGTGCGTACTGATAATATGTACCTGACCGCCCCACATCAAAAGCGCCATCGCTGCTTTTAAGAGTTCTTCTAGGTTCTCATGGAAAGCTGCCTCATCAATAATCACGCGGCCTTGCTTACCCCGCAAGTTTGACGGACGACTGGACAGCGCCGTGATACGCCATCCGCTGGCAAAGCGGATAACGAACGCGAGAATGGATTTTTCCTCATCCCCTTGTTTGAAAATTTCTTCCGTTTGTTCGATTTCACCCGCCGCCAAGCCGTAAGATTTTGCCCAGTTGGCACAATCGCGGATAAATTCCTGCGCCATGTCTTTGTTATAGCCGATATACCAGCTGTCCATCCCGCTTTGACTTGCCGCCAAAAGTGCGGTATCAGCCGCCTCACCCCAGCTTAAACCGATACGACGGGATTTTTCACATACCTTGACGGGCGCGGTATCGGCACACCATTTTTGTTGATAAGGCAATAAGACGGCAGGTGTTCGGTTATCGGTATCCATTACACAATCCCCAAAATCTGTTGTCGGATTTGATCTGCGGTATCGTCACTTAAGCCGCCTTTTTTGACTAATTTTTCCACTTCCGACGCGGCTGCCTCCGCTTTGGCTTTTAATTCAGCGTGATATTTTTTTAATTCAATAGCAGATTTGATGACCGGGCTGATGTTTTTACCCAACATAGAGACTGCTTTTAGGCGGGCGTTTTGGCTTTTTTCGTCTTTCACTTCTTCAAGACCGACTAAGATATTCATCACCTCGCTTTGTATCATCTCTAAGACTGCCGTACCTTGTTTGAGGCTGTCGTCTTTACTGATATTTTCCGAGATAATACGTGCAGCTTCAGTGCTGGCGCGAATGGAAGCCAAGCGACGCTCCAATGCCTGTCCGTAACGGTGTACCGCACTTTTTGAGATGTCAAATCCACGGGCACGCAATTCTTCTTCCAGCTCGCGATAGCCACTGAAATTATTCTCGACCAAGGCAGCATCAAGCCAATCCTTCACCGCCTGTGGCAAGCCTTTCACCGTAGATCGTTTCGGCATACACTCCCCCTTACCAATATTTTTCAGGACGGGCAATACCGGCCGGCGATGACACGACATACTCGACCACATCAACCCCCAGAGCGGTTAATTTGGCATGCCAGGCCGCTGTATCACGTCCACGCAATTCGATTAAACCCTTATCCGCCAAATAATCCATTTCACGGCGCAATTCCATCGCCGTCAGTTGTACAGGGACGGTATGGATAGTGGACAAAATCAACCCTTCCCCCGCGCCAATAGGGCGGGCGTGGTCAAGGGTAAGCAATACTAACCAACGCACGTGCTCACGTTTGTTTTTGTCAAAATCAATCATTTTCTACTCCCGTACATCATTATGACCTTGTCCAACTTACTGTTAATGGCATCAAATCGCGCCGAGTTCACCGCTTCGCTACGGATAGCGTCTTCCCGACGTTGGTATTCATTCGGTAAATCGGTTTTCAGTTCGATGACAATACTGCGCGCCGCCTCCGCCAGCTCCTTCGCGCTTTGAATGTCTTTTTGCAGTTGGGTATATTTATCTTCACTGAATTTAAACTTTTCGTTGAGCTTGGATTCAAACTGCGACAACAGCATTTTTCCAAACCCGATTAACATCCCGATAATGGTAATAACCAGGCTGACAAAAAAGGTGATCACCTGCCAGCCGCCCACTTCAATCATAAACGCTCCTTGTCGCTCATATAGCGGATTAATTCATAATGCCGCCCTGCGCATTCGCCGTAAAGGTCATACATCACCTTAAGGGCAAGGAGTGCGGCATCGGCATTATTGCCGGTTAGTTTCGGCGGCAGATCGCACGGCTGTGCCAAAGCCGCCGGGAGCGGCGGGGACGGCACCCCGCCGGCCGGGTTTCACAGCGCGCAAGCTGTCAGTGTCAAAAGTGCAACCCACACGCATTGCCGCGGTTTTTGCCAATATTTTTTGTAGTTCATCGGTGGTTTGTTCCCCTAACATTTGATATTCGCCGACCTTTTTTAGGACGGTCAAATTGGTTTGATTGGCCGTTTCAAGCTGTTGATTCAGACGTTCTAACTGCACCTGTAATCCTTGCTTAGCCTCTTTTTCAAACTTCAATGTGGCAGCCTGATAGCCTGCCTGATAATTATTGTATGCGGTCAACCCGATAACGACGGCGATAACCGCCGCAATTGCCAACATCGCGATTAATTCATAACCCTTTGAGCCAAACATCCCCTTAATCATTGCCCACATACGCCAGCCCCCCAGCCGCTTGCGATGTAATGCGGTTGCCAACGGTAAATAATGCGCTTCGGATAACCGCGATTTTCTGCAAAATTCGCCCGACTTCTGCCGGCGTTAATATGCTCCACCGCTCCCCAGTAACGCAGCGGATCAACGCCTGCCGCTTTGGCTTTCGCTTTATCCCGCTGTACCCAACCCAAACCGCCGTTATAGGCGGATAACACAAACGCCCAGCGGTCGCAATCGGTGCGTGCTTGAATGCGTTGCCAGTGCCAATGGTTGTATTGCACTAATGCCCGCATTGACCAGCTCGGATTAAACGGGTTATTGGTAGCAAGCTCCGGGTATTGGGCGGCAATCCATTTTCCGGTCGCCGGCATAAATTGCGCCAATCCTTGGGCACCGACAGGTGAGACGGCGCGCATATTCCATTGGGATTCTTGATGAATTTGGGCGGCAAATAGGGCAACGGGAGCATTTAAACCCCATACCGCCCGACTTTCGCGGGTGAGTTCCCGTCGGTATTGTTCTGCCGGCGGAGCGGCAAGTGCCGTGCCAACCAATACAAGCGGCAATAGCAACACCCCGAGCAGCAGGTAACAACACCCGCGGAAAAATCGATTGCTTCGATGACAACAGCGCATATCAAAGCCCCAGAGTCACACCTAAAATCACCGCACCGACAATTAACGCACGGCGTAATACCACCATGGCAAACACGTTCAGATAACCGTCACAGACCGGATATTCCGGCTTACCTTCACGCCCCCGTAATTTGGTTTCGCGTTTTTGCCATTTGTCTTTGAGATAACTGCCGGGACTGGCATACGGGAACAAAGCACGGTCGAGGTGATACCCGATAATCGCCGCCACCGATACCAATGCCAATTTATACAACACCACCGGCAACTGTGATGGCGAAACCGCACCGATAATCGCCATTAAACAGAGCGCGGCGATGACCCAAGACAATAAACGCCCGTGCTTTAACGCATTAAAAAAACCTTTCATAAATTACTCCTTTAAGTTCATTGTGTTTTTTGAGGATTTCATTATGGCTTTTTGTTGCGCTTAAGTATTTTTGACGCCGTTAGAATAAAGTGCGGTCGGTTTTCACTATGATTTGCAAAAAAACAAGGAGGGGAAATGTATCAACCATTTCCACATTTGAGGCCAAGGGGTGGGATATATGATTTACCACCGTTAACAACAGAGGTAACCATGCGAAAATTCACTTTAGACTACATTAAATCGCTTATTGTCAACGCTGAATATCAACGATTTGGTGACACACTAACCGTTTGTGTATTAACACTGAGAAACGGGTTTACGGTGACGGGGGAAAGTGCTTGTATCAGTAAAGCTATTTTTGATGCTGAGATTGGGCAGAAAGTGGCTTATGACAATGCCGTAGATAAGATTTGGCAGTTAGAGGGGTATTTGACGTTACAGCAGATGTATGAAGCGGAAATTTCCGACCGCTTGTCAAAATAAGGATTATCAACAAATTAAAAAGACTTAACGTTTATTGGGTTTCATTGACCGATAAACGATTTATAGGGGCTTCCCAGCGGTTGTGTCGGAAAGCCTTTTTTATTACGTGACATAACCTCAATTACAGCACTAAACATAAGCCGGATTATTTTGTATGAATAGCCCTGACTTCTATGCGTTTATGTTCTAACTTATCACCACGTTGAACTAAGTGTAATGTAATATCGGCTTTTATCACATCCTGTTTAAATAACACGTTAAGATCGGTTGAAATTGGCAGTTCCAACGGTAAGCGTTTTTCAGATACGCCATCAATAATTGCTGTCCAGCCCGATTCGTATTTATCGCGATCCATTGAACGGATATTCAGATTAACGTTATCCATTTTGGCAGTTTTTTCTATTGGTTCGGATTTTACTGTTTCGGGCAATGCTTTCACCACATCAGCAGGAATAATCACATTTGAATCTACGCCTAATTCAATTGATACATCACCTTTTTCGGTTTTCGCCGTTTGCGCAAATTCTACAGCGTTTCTTGCAAGAGTTTTACGTTGACTTTTATTTTCCTCGATAGCCTCTTTAAATGCTGCTTCGGAAATACCCAACTGCCCGGCACCATTTACAATGACGGTGTGATAATTTCCACTTACTGCGACAGAATTGGCAGATGAATTCCCTAGCGAATAAAAGCCATAAGCTATCATTCCACCAATTACTAAGCCTACCAAACCTGTTTTCACCGGATTACCCTTTGCTTTATCAACTATCCAATCGTGAGTATTTTCGAGAAATTTATCTAAATTTTCTTCATTCTTGAAGACTAATTTTACGATAATCTTTTCAAGAAGAGAACCTTCTTCTATTGTCTGAATATAAAGTTCTACTCTTTCAACTTCACTGTCTGTCAGTTTGGAAAAGGTTTTGGCGGATTGTCGGACTATTTTTTCCAAAGCTTCAAGCGAGCGGACAATATCTTTAACCCGTATAGGTTCTTTAGTGTTAAATTTTATTTGGTCTTGTAATTCATAAAAAAAGACATCCGTCATAAATACCTCTATAGATAATTAGTTATTTACCCTAACGCCAATTGTAGTGCTGAGATTGATTAGGGTTTACCGTTCCTCTTATACTGTTTTCTTCGTTTTTCCCAAAATTGCTCTTTACTACTTAAACAACTTTGCTCAATCTCTTTAATGTCGTCTTCAGTACTGGGCGAAAAATTGATTAATTTGATTATCGGAGGAAATATACCGGTTTTATCTTCTTGCGTACTTAATGTTAGTGTACCTAGCTTGTCGTTGATTTCTTTTATTTTAAATGTCGATAACTCCTCATACCCCCCATCAACGAGATAACTCAATTTCAACTCTCTATCAAAAATGAGATTTAATAATGTCGGATTAGAGCTTTCCAATCTAAACTTCCATGTTAAAGGTACTAACTCACACAATTCAGGTGAAATCATTTCCCCTAAAATTGAGTTATCATCTTTATCAATCACTAACTTAGCAATAATCTTTGGCTGTTCTTCAGGCATATTCAATAATTTATGCTCGATAATATAATCTGCATTTGTAGACCATAAACCATCTAGTTTTTTATCATATAGGTAATTTTCTTCGAAGTTTTTCCAAATAATAGGCATATTTGTGATCCGTTCCCAAATATCAGTTGTGAGAATGCCCCCTATGAAAGCAATACAGATTTTCAGGTCAAATAAATGTTTTATCTTCTGCATCAATCCATATTCTCTTTCATGAATATCAATAATTTTTTTTCCAGATTTTTTCTTATTTTTTTTCATTTTTACGATCTCTATTCCAAAATCGCGCTGTTTTTCTTTTCTGACTGCACTTTCTACGCCAGTAGAGTTTCTTTACAGCGTTGCAATCCGCGCTCTATCACCTCTTTCTCTCTTTTTACTCCATAAGTTATTTAATTAAAGCCAAAAACACCATTAACGACAGAAACAAGATAAAGATAGCAATTTTACCCTCTATTTTTTGCCCTTGAGCTTCTTGTTTTGCCCTGACCTCTTTCAAGAGCACAGCATCTTTTTCTCGCATTCTTTCTAATCGCGCCACAGCTTCCTTTTTTTCAGCATCCTCATCAGTTTTTACTTTAAGTTTTGGAACGGATTTTGGTGTTTTAGAAATAGAAGTTTCAATTCTCATTGACGGCAAGAAGAGTAAATAACTTCGCCCCTTTTTAACCCGTTTCAATTCATCACGATAATCGGCATAATAAAGCACATAACGCAATAATTCCGTCCCTCGTTCGCCATATTGTTGTTTGATTGCGTTAGTCAGTTTACTTTGCAGTATCGGTTCTTGTACCTGCTGAATTTGAGTTATGACAAGCGCTAGAATATCCCTATACAGTGGATCACTTCCGGCAAATTCAGCCACCTCTTTAGTAAATGCTTCTTTTTCCGGTTCGATAAAATCATTATAGCTATATGCGATTTGTTGATATAAATCCCTTGCTAAATGATAATCACCCATTCTATGAGCCATTCTTGCTTGTTGTAACAAATCTAAATCAATCATTATCAACTCACTTTAGCCTTCTCAATCACGCTACTTTACCACCCGTAAGTGTCGCCACTGCCGACAATGCCTTGGCGGTTTTTACTCTTTCTCAAAATAATCAAAAATATTCTCTCTTATACAGCACTTTTTGCGCCAATAGAGGTTTTTTCGGTGTTGCAGCTCACGCTCGACAACGCTTTTTTTCGCCCAGTTTTCTTTAAAGAGTTCATTTATTGAATGGTTATCCCGTCTCATTTTGTTAAATGCCCAACTAATAAACCCCATAAAGCCTAAGAACAACACACCGACAAACAGCAACAGCCACCAGAAAATATTATCCTGAGGGGTAATCACCCCTTTCAAGCTTTCTCCGCCTGCGTGTAACACTGTGAAAAATATGGCTAAACCACAATACATTTTTTTCATGTAATATTGGGTAAATCCTTTACATAAAATACCAAAACGCTCCTTAGACAAGATTTTTATGGCGTTTTCAAGTTCATTTTCACTACGCTCGGACAGATCGACATCACCATATTCTTTATCCTGAGATGCATTAAGCATTTCATTGATAGTGAGCTCACCTATTTGAATGTTTCCATTCCCTTCGATATTCATTCCCATACGAATTGACCTCCACAGTTAATAATAAACCTACTTACTTTTTTTTGACTTTCCTGCCACTTGAATATTGTTATCACCCACAATTTCCATAATCCCTACTGAATCAGAGTTATGTTGTTTATTACCCTTACCTCTGACTTTCATTGTCGGTGCCGTAACGTTTGCTCCCTGCAACATAAACTGCCGCATTACAGGCGGCGCGGCGCGGAAGGCAGCAAGAAGCTGTTGTTCTTCGTCGGTCAAGGCGTTATTTGCACGAGTACCAAACAGCACATAGTTGACATCTATGCCAACCTTAGAAACCTCAGTTAAGTATTGGGCGTTAGGAAAAGTTTCTCCACTTTCATATCTAAACTGAGCCAATTTTTTAACTCCACCAATCGCCCCTAGCTGTTCTTGCGATAATCCTAATTTTTCTCGCTCATTTTTTAACCGCTCACCCAAAATTGACATAAAAACCCCAATATTCATCAAAAAAGATATTGACAGTTATCTTAAAAGATAACAAAATGTATCTAAATATAACAAAACATATTGCAAATTATTTGCTAATCACTAAGGAGTAATAATGACACCGGAACAAGTAAAAAACAAGTTC